GTGTCCTGTGTCGTGCTTAAAAACTCGGTTTTGGTTTTCGTTTTCGTTTTCGTTTTTCTTTTTTCGGTGGCGCGTTGTGATCCGAGTTTGCCGCCGTGACTTCGGTTGCAGTGTAGGTGTGCGATTCCTGATCCGTCGAGTCCGGGGGTGAGATCTCCGGTGAGGGCTAGGGGTGGTTCGTGGTCTGCGCTTGCCCCCTGGGGGTGGGTTCTTGGCAAGGTCATGTCGACGGGGTAGCCGCAGCGAATGCATGTTGGTTCGCATTTTGCGAGCACCTGTTTGACCCAGTTGCGGTATGCGCTGGTACTCCTACCCCTGCCGGTACTGGTGGTGGTCACGCGTTGGCTTTCTGTTTGCCCATGATAATTCGGGCTATGGCCTCTTGTGGGTAGCCTTTGGCCCGGGCTTGGTCTGCTCTCATTAGTCGTCCTGTGAGTTCTTCGCGGCAGTACATGCAGGGCCATGTGCCTTTGGTGTTGTCTATCCAGCCTTTGTAGCAGTTGATGTGGTCGCAAGGGCAGCCGCTGCGCGTACAGTGTGTGTCGTAGTTGCTCATTATGTTTGTCCTTTCCTTTGCTCGGCGGTCTCGGTCTTGTGCGGAGCCCAAGCCCGCCGAGGTTGTTTGTCTGTTTTCGGGAATACTTACCCTCCCCGCGATGACCTTCGAGCCACTGGCGCAAACCCTCCGTGCTACCAAGTGAAGCCCCTCCTGTCGATTTTTGAGCCTTCCACAGTATGTCCAGGCTTAATTGTTTCTACGGTACGCACACCTCACAAGTCCAGTCTGGCAGGTCTTGCTGTGTTCTACGCTTGTAGCCTTTCGTCCCTGCCATAATCGTCTTGTCGCATTTGATGCACGGAACGTCTCTGGCGAGTGTGCGTCCTGTCCAAACGTTTCTAAGCCTATGCATGATCGGCCTGTATGTGGTCTATGAACTGGGATGCTGTGTGCTTATCAAGGTCAGTGATCGACGCGACTGCCTCCGACATGTGCCCGGTAAGATACTCATTGACTTTGGCTAGTTTGTCGAGATCCTCTTTCACGCCTTGTTTGCCTAGGATCGCGTGAATCGCTTTGACTTGTGCAGCTGTCGCCGGGTACATCGAGGAGCCCTTGCTCGTGGCTCCTAGGCTGCGAGCACCTTCCTTCTCGACGAACACGTGTGGTTCTTGTGTTGTCCACGGGTCGTCCGGGTCGGCTTGTGTTGTTCGCATGACTTTTTTGCGCTCTGTGGCGTGTTGGATTTCATCGAGTGTGGCAATACTGGCGTCCACTCCGATTCCCAGGGCACCGATGCACCGACCCCAGCAGCTCGTTTCAAGGTTTTGCAGCTCTGACCCGCGAGTGAACGGTGTCGTACCGGGGACTATTTCCCACGCCGTACCAATGCCGGGCCGTGGATCATCGGGTGTGCGGTAGGCATATGCCCGTCCTATAACCCATTTTTTGCCCTCAACTTCGACGAACTCTGGTGGATCCATTTGCAAGGAACCATCCGGGTATGCGGCCTTGAACAACTTAATGCGGCTAGGGACGTCTATGTACCCGTCAAGGTTGTATCCGCTCATCCTCGACCCCCTAGGCGTCCCCATGCGAGTCCAATGGTCAGGCCGACGGCTAGGCATATAACGCCAAGTAGCTCGTTACTCATGCTGTGCGCCTCCAGACGCGAATTGAACGGCTGTTATTTGACTCGCGTGTGCTTAGCACGTAGTTACCCTGTGACGCAATAAGGCCGGCTTGATGCCATGACCTGAATAACGCGCCGACTTGATTCGATGAACCTGCCGGGAGTCCTATGTGCTCGATCAGGTCATCGGCTGTCATAAGCCCGCCGATAGCGATGTTTTTGCGGTAGATCGTGGCTAGCATCCGCCATTTCGGGTCGATCATGGCTAGCGTGTGGGCGTCCTCACGGTTGAACCGTTCGCAGTATGTGCAGAGTAGGCCGGTGCAGGAGTGCGGCGGAATGTCTAGATTAAGGTCGCCGATAGTGTCGAAGAGTGCTGGCTGTTCTTGCATTATGGCCTCCAAGTTAAAGTGAAGTGAGAATCTTGAAACAACACAATAGGAGATATTTCGCTCGGAACTAATTCCAGTCTAGGGCTGCTTTTGATGTTCTGTTTTTGTGCTATTTCTGCCCATGTCCCACGAAGTTTGATCCTGCTCCCGCCGAATCCATAAGGCTGATGAGCCTTGCCGTTCAGGTATTGCTCAGTAACGTAAACTTTTTGATTATTCCGTCGGATTGCCAGACGGTAAACTGCCTGAACTTTGTGTGCTTTGCTTAACAGATTGGCGCATTGATGGAGATTCATTCCCATCACAAGCGTTAATTCATCGCCTGTTAACCCTTTTGATCCTGCGTTTTCTACTGCTTCTATTGCATCTGATACTTGTGACATGTGTTCCCCTTCGTAATCTAGTGGCTAGTGTGTTGAGTGGCCGCGCCACTAGAAACGCGGCCACTCGAAGACATCCCCGGCTCTCATATGGTCGAGGTCTGCGGCTTCCCGTCCGCTGGTATGTCCTTGTGTCTATCTTTATGATCCGGTGGCGCACTGTCAAGCACTTTCACGGATTCGGCGTGTTAGGCATGATCTCAGGGCTCCACCTGTGCGACATGAACTCCCGGTAACTCAAGGTCGGTTTACCGTCCCTAAGCACGATAAGCACCTGCCCATGCACGTCGAGGTCATTCATCTCGAATACGTGGTAACTGGTCAGCATCCGTGTCTGGTCAGGTTCCAATGATCCGCGCCCCTTCCATTGTCCCACGCCGTATAAAACGCTCGATCTTGATAGTAGCGGTTCCATTTTTGTATCGGTTTTTCCCGTAATGCGCGAATGTCCGCGGCTAAACCGTCCTTCGAGCTTTTCGATTCTTTAAGCATCATCCATGTCAGGCTTACCCGCCATTGTGAGTCCAGGAACTGATATGCGCCGGATGCCGTACTAATCGACGAACGGGCCCTATAGTTAGACCGGGATTCCCTGTGCATTATGCACTTGCGAACCTGTGCCCATTTTTTGTGGTAATGCTTCCCGGTGTACAAACTGGGTTCGTGGCCTTTCCAGTCTTTAGCAGCGTCGGAGTTAGCCACGCAAGCCGGTGCGGTTATTAGTGCCGCACACAACACGATCTCGCCTAACATGCCGGCTCGATGACTGTGACCGTGCTACTTATCCGGGTTCGTTTCCCCGTGTACGTTTCGACGCTGTGCCGGTCGATTCTTCGTTGTCCGCCCGGCGTGGTAATAGCGTCAATGTGGCCCGCGTCCGCGTACCTTCTAATTGAATCCCGGCTTACACCGAGTAATTCGGCGGCTTCGCCGGGTTTAATATATTCGGTCATGTGTTCCCCTTTCGAGGGTCAGAGTACCGGCTATGTGCGTGCTTTTCGTGCTTTCCGTAGATCGCGTGTCCACCGTGCTTTCTTGATCGGTGAACGCGTCAGGATTGGAAGTGGGAATACTGACCCGTCCCGGTCTGCGTAGCTCGTGAAGGATACGTGTATGTGGGCTGTGTGGCCCCAGTTGCCGTGTCTCCATGTCCACCACGTTTTCCGGTAGGTACCGGACGCTATCCGGTTCTCGTAAACAACGTATTTTAGCCGGTTAGCCCCGGGCAGGTTTGACGATCCGTAGTCGAGCAACTGGTTAGCAAGGATTCGGGCTGTGCGCCCGTTACGGTTTTTACCTTTCCCCATGTTTTCATCTATGTCTATGGCGTGAACGATTCCGGCTTTGTTCGGGTTATGGTGGGAGGCTCGTGCAGCGTGCGCACTGTCACCGATCCAGCCGTCCGATCGTTTGTCGCGTTTCGGCCATCTTTTGTCGATTTGATCCCGTAGGCGAGCACCACCTTTACAAAGTTTCGCCATCGGAATGCCTCCCATATCTAGGATCGTCACCGTTGAGCGCGTTGATAATCACCGGGATCACTGCCGCGCCGAGTGCCACGATGAGCGGGTGGATGTCCGCTGTGGCGAGCCATGAGAGTAGCGCGCCGAGAGCTGCGCCTCCCGCGATTTTCACGATGGAGCCTTCCCATGTTTCTGCGAGCCATTTTTTAATCATTGTATATCCTCCATTCGGGCTATGAGCCGGTCGACTTTCTGGGCGAGGTCGGCGAGTGATTCGCCGCCGTTCCGGTAGCCTGGTTGTATTGGCATGGTGGCTTTTTTGATTTCGTCGCGCACGACGTTACGAATTAGCCACACTAGGCCTGTGCCCATTACGGCAAGGATTCCGAGACATGTTGCCACTATTCCTACGATGTCGCCGACGTCCACGCGTTAGCCTTTGAGTTTGGCGCGGACTACTGCCCGGGCTCGGTCTGTCTGCGTAAGCGGTTTGGCCGGTTTCGGTGTTGTTTTTTTCACCGGCTTTGCTTCGGTTTCTGGTGCTGTGTCGGTGTGTAGTTCTTCCTCTATTTTTGACATGTCAGGCTCCTAAGTTCGGGTACATGACGGCTATCATGGCATCGGTAAAGCCAAGGCCTTTGGCGTGTTCGATTGCATCTAGCCGAGCCTGTCGTGCTTCCGCCTCTTTGACTATTTCTGCGGCCTCTAAGCGTTTTATTTCGGCTTGAACTTCCGCCATGGTTAACGGTTCGGTTCCGGAGGTGTGCCAAGTAATACCCTCAACGTCGTCGTCTGTCATTGTCCATTCAATGTCTGGCCGTAGGCTGGCTACCGCGTCAGATTTGTTTATCATGCTGCCACCTCTATTAGGGTAATTGTTCCATAGTTCGCGTTATTGACGGTTACACTTCCTCCGTTTGTTTTGAATCCGATTGTGTAGGCTTGGGCGGACGTTGTGCTAGGACTGTCTAACCATACGGCGGTTTGTAATGACTGTGGGGTCGAGCTTGACGCGGTAGTTATTAACGCGAAACCATTAGTCGGGCCAAGGTTTGTTCCTGCTACTGTCCCTCTGAATATAGTCATATAGCCTATGTTGGAAGTTGAGACTGAGAACTGTGAACTAGCGATGACGAGTATTTTGCTAGTTGCGGATGATGGAGTGATCGTACCGACGATTCCCGTCGTTACATATGACGTGGATGTGGTAGTGATATTTGAGACACTATACGCGTACACAACTTGCAACACCTTCCCGCCGTCCAAGCCATCTATATGATTCGCAAGTGCCAAACTCACGCCCGGGTAATTCGCTACAAGATCCGAACTCTCAACATACGGAGTCCCGTTTGCTGTCACTGCCATGTCCTATACTCCTATCAAATCGTCGTTAGTAATAATCTCAAACCATTGAGCGTCCACACCGACATCCGCCCACGTCACCGTGCCCGTCACTTCACCAAACTCTAGCATTTGGTAACTGAATCGCGGGTCTGAAAGTGACAGAGTGAGGACGTGTTGTCCGTTGCTGTAAGAATCTGTCCAGCCTTCCACGATCCCATTAAACTCCGAATAGGGGCCCATGTCGGGCATCCCCGTAGCGATCACGAGCGCACCTGACACGAGCTTCAACACTTTTGTTATGTCGGCGTCACTGAGTTCATGCACAAGGATGGACAACTGGCCGAGATTCCACAGTGGGTTCGCTTGCGCCGTAATAATCCCCGACGCCCTGGTCGTGGCATCCGTCGAGGTTTTGATCTCGGTTTCGAGTCGGTATTCGCGTCGACCGTAGGCCGTGATCGAGGCCGAGTCGGTTTGGTTCACTTCACCGGATGTGCCGTGACCGCCACCACCACCACCGTGATACACCACCGTGACATCGTTTATAACTGTCCCTAGGCTTTTCGCCCACACTGGACTGAACACAACACCGTCGACGTCGAGAGGAAATCCAGCGATCGTGAGCGGGAATGAGTCCCATGTGCCGTTCGTGTCTGCCCAAGTGTCGGTCTGATTCGACCATATGCCAGCGAACGTGGTAATGCCGCGGTTCCCGTAATCCTCAAAGACGATCCGGCCTTGCGGGTCATCGAAGTAGGTCGCTCCCGACCACTGGGCCAGATTCGCGAGACCGTCGAGTGCTGTGGAGGGTTCAGCGTTGCCCGCCGATAGTGAATGCAGCGTGATGTCAGGGTCGCCACCGTTGAGATAGGACAGGCCGCTCGCGGTGAGGATCTCCTCTGCGCGCTGTCTGACGGTTTCCTCATCCCAGCCTGACGCACCGACCTCCACATAACCCAAGTCTGCTAGGTAGCCCATGCCCGTGATCGTCGTAATGGATTGCGGCGGATCAGTGGATATGAAAGAAACATCAAGGTCACTGATCTTCCCTGTGAACCGTGGCAGGTCGTGGGACTCGATCACGATTTCATCGGCCAGTTCTAACTGTGGCCCCGCTGAGCCTCGGAGAATGATCTGACAGGTCGAGGCTGTTGGCGCGGCTGCTACGTCGGAACGCCCGTGGCTGATCGAGACTTGGAAGTCGAAGTTAGCGACGTCGACGGGTGACCCGGCGAGGCTTATCGTAATGTTCTCGCTCATGCGAGCACCGGCCTGACTTGCGTGCCTGACCGGGCATCAGACTGGCGGACAATGTTGCCAATAGCCAGGGCGACCTGTTGTTGTGTTATCGCTGCCTGTTGTGCTTCAGCTTTGGCTATGGCACTGGCGCGGGCCGCTGTCCCTGCCGCTTCCACGTTCGCTATCGCTTCGGCGATGTCTTTGGCTAGTTGGGACTTGAACGCTGACCCGACTGGTTTAGCCATGCGCTTACCCAGTTTCGTGAGCCGGGCACCTTCTTTGGCTAGTTGTGTGGCTAGCCCGTCGATCGCAGCCGCGCCAGATTCGATCCCAGCGGACACGAACTCGGGTACGAGACCCATGGCGAGACCTTTAGTGGTTTCCTGCACAGTCATCCACTTGTCGTTAAGCGTGGTGACTAGCCCGTCGTCGATCATTTGTTGTGCGAGTGCCGCGCCTGTAACGGGCCCTAGGGATGCTATTTGGTCGATTAGTGACTGGTCTGCGCCTTGCGCTTTAATCGCGTTGAGGACTTCCCCGAAATAGTTCGCTTGGTCGATTTGTTTGTTGAATCCTTCGAGCAGGCTCACGCCCGTGGCTGCTCCGGCTTCGTCGAATTGGCCCTCGAACGCCGCGGCTAGGTCGAGGCCTGCGGTGAGTTTGTCCTGCATGGATCCCAGAATGCCTAGGTTTTCGTTGAGTTTCGCCATGCGGGTGTTAAGTTTGTCCGCCGTATTGGAATAAGACTCCGCAACATTTTCATTAAGTTTAATAAGTTTCTGCTGTTTTTTAGTCAGTTTGTCTGTGGCGTCGGCTGCCGAACCTGTCGAGCCCGTTAGTTTTGTTGTGGCTGTGGTTGTCGTAGTTATTACTCCCGGTGCGTGGCCTAGAATCTTGGTGAGTCGTGCTACGTAATCCGCTTGTTTTAACGCTGCTATGCCTGAGTCATATGCTGTGTCGGCAAGGTTACGGTTAGCGATGTTTTGCTCCGCTGCCGCGATTCGTGCGGCTTGCGCCATCGCAATAGTGGAGTCATAAACAGTGTTAATCAAACCCGCGGTTTCGCGGGCTTGCTCACCTACTCCGATTAAAGCCTCACCGAGCAGTGTGTACTGCCTAATAATTGGATTCATGTTGAGCACCGAAAAAATACTTTCGGCGAGGTTCGTTGTTTCTTCCTCTGTGTCGCCGGATTGGGTTTCGAGTTCGGCGAGTTGCCCTACTAGGACACCAATTCCACGGGTTAAGTCTCCGACGTTTTCAGCTGTGTTGCCAATAATGCTTGCCATGCCTTGCGATCCGCCCATGGCTTTAGTGGCTGACTCTAAAGCGTCTACAAGGCCCTCTCCGATTTCGGCTTTGGCATCTTCGACGGCTGCGCTGAGGATTCGTTGAGTGTTGGCGAGACCGTCGGAGGTTCTTGCAAAGTCGCCTTGAGCGTCGGTCGTTTGTGACAGAATGACTTGGTGCGCTGCTAGGACTTTTTGTTGTTGCGTGAGTGACCCCGTGCCGTCATAAATACCCATTTCGAGGGCTTTGGCTTTGAGCGTTGCATCGTCGAGCAGCACACCGAACTTCCTCATGGGTTCCGCTTCGCCCCTAAGCGCGGAGCCAATAGCGTTAATCGCTTCGTCAGGTGATGAGTTGTTAAACGATGCTAAATCGGCAGAAAGTGTGACAAGCTCACTACTAAAGTCCACAAGGCTTTGCCCTGATATCCCGGCGGATTTGCCGAACTGCGCAAAGGTCGCGGCCCCTTCAAGGGCTTGTGTGCGTGTCTGGCCTAGAGCTGTGACGGCTGTGTCAGCAAACGCGAGCATTTGCTCGGAGCTTTGACCGAATATCACGCCGACTTTGTTTTGTGTTTCTGACAAGTCACTGGCTGCGTTGACTGCGTCTACACCGAGCTTGACTGCAAAGGCTCCAGCTGCGGCACCGGCTGCAATAAGGGCCGGCCCCGCTAATTTCGATATCGAGTCCCCAAGGCCTTTCAAACCGCCTTGGGCTTGAGTCATTCCCTTGTTGAACTTTTTGAGATCCGCTGCGAGGTAAACGGTTAATGTTTTGCCGGCTGCCATTACATCACCGGCCATTTCCGCACAACACGGTCGACCGCTTTGCCCCATTCATCTAGGGATTGTTTTGTGTATCCGCTGCGGGCTTTCCCTATCCAATTCGTGCGCTCGAATGGCGCGTAGGATTCTCTGCGGTTTCCTGTGTCCGACGGGTAACGCAACATTATGGAAGACGCTCCACCCGATGCGATCTTTTTTTGCTTACCGATCATTATCTTTGGAAGTCGGTCGGATCCTGAGCGAATGTCGGAGGCTAAATCTTCACCCCAAGGGCCTGCGCTCATAGCGGCTTTTTTCCACGCCGGTACCATGTATTTATTAGCGATGACCCGCGAGGATTGCCGCAACTCTTTACCGGCTTCCTTACCAAGCCTTCCAAGGTCACGTAACAGAGGGTTGAGGCCTTCAATGTAAACATCGAATTGTTTAGCCATTTTCCAACTCCTCTAATATCGTCACGACCTCGCGGCCCGTGAGCTTCTTCACTTCGTTTAGCGTCCAACCTGTGCGTAATGCGAGCCGGACAAGCAGCCTGCCGTGGCTCCCCTCTACAAAGGGTCTGCGTCATCCTTCACAAGTTCTACCTTGACACGGTTTTTCCGCGCCCAACTTTTCACGGTTTTCAAGTCCCCCGGCTCTTTGCCTTCGAGGTAGTAGTACGCAATTGTTAGCCTCATGCCCTGCTCGCTCGCTGGCCTGTTGCCTTGCAGATCCTCGTACATCATAAAGTCGACAGGTAGAGTGTCGACCTCGACTGTCTCGTGGTTGTCTGACTCAATTTTCAATTGTGGATACATGGCGTTCCCCTTTGCTCGTTGATTATGCGAATGTGACTGTGCCGGTGAATGATGCTGACACGGTTGCGACGTTGTCCGCTGGGTATGTCAGGTCGCACGACTCGATGAACATGGCTGCGCCTGTCCAACCTCCGACGGCTGAATCCACACCGACCGCGACCGATGTTCCCGCGGCGATTGCGGTTTGCAGTGCCGCATACATCCCAGAGGCCTCGTCGTACAGAAACTCTAGGCTCATGGTGCTGTTGAGGTCGACTTGATCAAACGCAACATCGCCTAGGGTTTTGGTGCGAATGATTGTCGGGGTTGTGTTGATTGTGCCCGAGGTTATTTGATCTTCGTATTGTGTTGCGCCAATGTCCACGGTGAACGCTGCGCCGGCTACTCCTACTGCTGCCATTTTCTTACTCCTTCATTCTTATTGAGAGGTTTATTTCTGTGCTCATTACTGTGCCTTGACCGCCTAGGCTTAGCAGCTGTGGCGCGTTCACTGCGTCCACCACGAACGTGCTCGGGATCTCCACTAGGAGAGTGTCGAGCGCGTCCTCAGTGGTCTTTGTGGCCGACTCGTTATTGCGCGGGTTCACGTTAACTAGGACGCGCCACCTCACTTCATAGTTCAGTGTTGACCCGATCCGGTTCGGCCTGATCCACGGTGAGTCCGGGACGATCACTACTGACGGTGTCGCTGGTACGGCTGGGACTGTGTCGTAAATCCTATATCCGTTCCCAGTTAATGCCGTCACGAGTAATTCCCGTGATTCCGTGGTGAGTGCCATTAGCCGACTACGCCCTTCATATCGAGATATGGGGCTAGCACGGCCATGACTCTACGAGTAAGCCACACCGACAACCGGTACGGCCCGGGCGTGAAGTCGACCGATACGGCTTCCCCGCCCGCGCTTGTGCGGGCTTGGAACATCTCGACGGCCACCGACATAGCGGCCTCTTTCACCGGTGCCGGTTCCGCCTCGAACGCTGCAGCTGTGATCAGGTAGCCGATTAGAATACAAGCGGCATCCGCAACTTGATCAAGCACGTCGTCGTAAGGGTCGACGTACTCGATGTCTAAGTTATCGGCGAGCTGTTCGCCGGTTACGAGTGCCATTCTGATCGGCTACCTTTTCTCACTATGCCTGGTCGTAGATTCCGACGATTCCACCGGACACGAACGGCAGTGCCGCCGCGTATCCGTATATGGAATAGTCGCGGCCTAGGTTCGCTGCAACGTCGTTCGTAATCAGGCGAGGGCCGTCT